GAGACTGATGACGAGGCTATGAATCGTATCGCAACACGTTTTGCGATTCTTGATGAAATGGCTAAGGCTACGACTAACGGTGGCATTCGCGCTATGATCGTGAGTGGTCCCCCGGGCGTTGGTAAGTCGTTCGGTGTCGAACAGCAATTGGAAAAGGCTAGCATGTTTGATCGTCTTGCAGGCAAGACTCTCAAATATGAGGTCGTCAAGGGTGCAATGACGGCACTTGGTCTCTATGCTACTCTGTTCAAGCATAGCGACAAGAACCACGTGTTGGTGTTTGACGATTGCGATAGCGTACTCATGGACGATTTGTCGCTCAACATTCTCAAGGCTGCACTTGATAGTGGTAAGCGTCGGCGCATTTACTGGAACAGCGATTCTAGCATGTTGCGCCGTGAAGGCATCCCCGATGCGTTTGACTTTAACGGGTCATGCATCTTTATCACTAACATCAAGTTTGAGAACCTGCGTAGCAAGAAGTTGCAGGATCACCTCGAGGCGCTTCAATCGCGCTGTCACTTTCTTGACTTGACGATTGATACGGAGCGTGACAAGTTGCTGCGTATCAAGCAGGTGCATCGTGATACTGATGGTGGACTCTTCCGTGACTATGGGTTTGAGTTTGATGAAGCTGATCAGGTGTTGCAGTTCATGTGGGACAACAAGGCCCGATTGCGTGAGTTGTCGATGCGTATGGCTCTTAAGATTGCTGATTTGGTTAAGATTAGCCCCGCTAACTGGCGTGCGCTTGCTGAATCTACTGTTATGCGTAGGGCTTGATACTCCGTTACCCACGCAAAGGCGGGAGCCCCGAAAGGGGCTCTTTCCTTTTTACAATGATATAGGTACATAAATATTTTAATGCGACATGTTCCTTCAACTTTATCACAAATATATGAATTTTTTTATGATACAGAATTGACTGATAAGGTTTATACTCAAGTATTGAATACCCAATTTAACTGGAAAACTTATCAACATTTACCAAACGAAACAAAACTTAGTGATAACAATAAACAAAATTCTTTTTACAATGAACATTTATTTGGTTGGGTAGAAAATTGTATTAATAAGGTAGGCAGTTTACATTTCCCTAGTTTATCCTTTTCTATCTGCGATTCGTGGGTAAGCAAAACTGAGTTTAATGAAAAGTTACGTAAGCACAAACATTTTAATTCTATTTTTAGTGCGGTGTTTTATTGTGATAACAACAACACTCCTATAAATTTCTTTATACCTGATCCTATAGCATCACAATATAAGATGCTTCTAAGCAGTACAACATTCAATGAACACGTTATATCAATTAAGCCAGAAAAGGGTAAGTTAATTGTTTTTGATAGTCAATTACAACATAATGTTAGTAAACATTTGGAGAAAGAAATAAGATATAGTGTCGTTTTCAATTCTTTTTTTAATGGAAAACTAAATCTTAAAACTAATGGTATCGCTGAAGATACTGATCACTTACACATAGAAGTTAAGTATTGTAACCGTAATAGTTGATAAACACACTGTTTTTTTATTATAATAAGTAGATGTTTTACAATAAAGAAAGTTTGGTAGCATACTTTATAAGTGGTTACATTCATTTAAGTAAGAAGGATTATGGTTTTTTCAACAATATAAACCAAATCATCAAAACATCTAAACATATTACCAGTAACCAAAATAAATTATGTAGCAAATTAATTGTCAAGTACCAAAGGCAATTTGCCAAATTAGGTCACGATATACATGAATTAGAAAAGTTACCATGGATGTGTGAGGTAATTGAAACTAAAAGTGAATATACTGAAGCACATATTTATATAGAAAATGAAAAACTTTTTATCAAAAGTCCCTTTAATACGTCCTTTATTACGGATATTCGTAAACTTTCGTTTAACCCTTTTTTATGGGACAAAATTAAGAGGTGTTATGTAAGTTCCTTTAGTACTGTAGCACTTAAGATTGCTGTTGATTTAACTAAAAAGCATTTTCCTAAAGTAAATTTTGATACAAAAATTTTGGAACTTTTTGACCAAATAAATTTGTATAATAATTTACATTGGGAACCTACACTCAAATGTACTAATAATTTTTATTATATCTCTGCCATCAATCAGAGTTTATATGAAAACACTAAACATATATCATTAAATTCTGAAGCAGAAACTTTGTATGAATTAAGTCAGTACGGTATAAAAATAAGCGAAGAGATTTTACTAGGTGATCCATTACGTAAATTTGCTTGCACATACATTCATACAATGGATTTGGACGACTTACAATTGTTGGCAAACTATTTAAAAATACTAAAAGTAGATACTGTTTTTACATCTAAAGATGTAATATATAATAAACAGATTAGTAGCGAGATTAAAAAAATCTTATTTGATAACGGTATAATAGTAAAGCCAATACAAGATCAAGATGTATCGCATGGTGTTTTACTTAAGGTATCTACGACTAAATCAAGATTGTATCCAGAGGATTATGAATACAACTTTACTAAGTTAATCAAACTAACCAATTCTAGACCGGTTATTTTAAGATGAGAAACATAAATTGCGAACGTTGCCAAAATGAATTTATTTGTAATGGATCCGGTTACGACTGTTGGTGTTTTGAAAAGCCATATGTTAGATTGGATGACACAGAAAAATATAATGATTGCTTATGTGAGAAATGTTTGATAGAATTAAGTAATGCGCGAAGCCAAGATAATAATCAAGGATGAAGTCAATTGCAAGATCGAGGGTCTTGAACTAGACTGCCGTCGTGCATTGATGAAAAAATTTGAACATGAGATACCAGGTGCAAGATATTTGCCTGCGGTTCGTCTCGGACGTTGGAATGGTAAGGTAAGTTATTGTAGTTTAGCGGGTAGCACTTATATAAATCTTATTCCAGATGTAGTTCCTATACTTGAAGAGTATGACTATGATATTGAACTAGTAGACTTACGCGAATATCGTACAACCTATTCATTTGAAAAAATAACTGAAGATAGTTTTGCTAGTAAAGTTTGGCCTAAAGGACATACTAATGCAGGTGAACCTATTATGTTACGTGACTATCAAGTAGAAATTATTAATAACTTTTTAGGTAACGTGCAGTGTATTCAAGAAGTAGCGACAGGTGCAGGTAAGACAATTATGACTGCTGCATTAAGCAAGTCAGTAGAGATATATGGGCGCACTATTGTAATAGTTCCAAACAAAAGTCTTGTTGTACAAACGGAAGCAGACTACATCAATCTAGGACTTGATGTAGGTGTATATTTTGGTGAACGTAAAGAATATAACAAGACTCACACTATCTGTACTTGGCAAAGCCTTAACAATCTATTGAAGAATACTAAAGCAGGTGAAGCAGAAATCAACATCAAAGAGTTTATCGAAGATGTTATTTGTGTCATGGTTGACGAAGTACATATGGCCAAGGCTGATGCATTAAAGCAGTTATTGACAGGTCCGTTCAGTCAGATACCTATACGTTGGGGATTGACTGGTACTATACCTAAGGCTACATATGAACAAGTTGCGTTGCTAGTAAGTTTGGGTCCAGTCATTGGAAAACTTAGCGCGGCTGAATTACAAGAGAAAGGTGTACTTGCACAGTGTCACGTTAACATTGTGCAGATGCGTGACGGTGTAGAGTTTACTAATTATCAAAGCGAGTTAAAACACTTACTTGAAGATGAAAAACGATTAGATAAGATTGGTCAACTTATAGACAAAATTAAAGATAGTGGGAACACGCTGATACTTGTTGATCGTGTTAACGCAGGGCGCGAACTTGAATCGCGTTTAAAAGATAGTGTGTTTATCAGCGGTGAAACTAAACTTACCGAACGTAAAGAAGAGTACGATGAAGTAAAGACTAGTGAAAATAAAGTTATTATTGCTACTTATGGAGTCGCTGCTGTGGGTATCAATCTTCCACGTATCTTTAATCTAGTGTTAATTGAACCTGGTAAAAGTTTTGTCAGAGTAATACAAAGTATCGGTCGCGGAATACGTAAAGCAGAAGATAAAGATCATGTAGAAATTTGGGATATTACTAGTGACTGTAAGTTTGCCAAACGTCATTTGACACAACGTAAAGCATACTATAAGGAAGCAAAGTATCCATTTAGTATTGAAAAACTTGACTATTGAAACTACCTGTCGTATTATAACAACATGCGTATACTAACATTAGATAACAAATATTATAATTTAGAAACACTACCAGACGAAATCGATGATTTACGATTTGCTATATTGGACAATAGTAATCCACAAAACGTAGACTATCACTATATCCCACTTATCTTTCTTGAATCATTCAATGCGCCTGCACTTGTTTTAAAGATAGGCAATCGTACATTAAAAATGCCACTTGACTGGCAAGTATTGATTGGCGAAAAAGAACACGGTGATCTTGAAACATTACCATTGAGTAGTCTTAATGATCGCGGCTTTAGTGCCTTTGAATTTAATCCATTGAGTGCGTTTAGTCCTAGTTTTGTACCTATTGAAATTGTAGATATCTATAATGATGTAACTTGGTATGCACCTCGACTACGCAATGGACAATTCTTATGTGTGCCTATTGATGATGGTGAGAAGCCACGCTGTGTTTATTTCGTCAAAGAGATAAGCCGTAATTGTGAGATCGTTGATTACAATCAGGTGTTTTAATGGCAAAAGCAAAAAGTCCTAAAGATGAAAAAGTCACAAATGTTGACTTTGATATTTTTAAGGCACTAGAGGCTATAGATAATAAAAATTATGGGTACTACGATACTCTAACACAAGAACAAAAACGTAAATTCAGCCCTTACATGATGATACTATGGACTAGCACTGTTACGAGTCCAAAGTTTCAAAAGGAATATATTAGTAAAACAAATATTATTGCTAACAGATATTTGTTCAACGACACAATAAGCAAGCATCCTAAATTGCAATGGATGATGTTATGTGCTAGCAGTCCAGGTAAAGGTAAACAATTTCATCAATGGCTACCACATATACGAGACAAAATATCAAAACTAAAAGAAGATGTAAAAGCCGAAGAGATTAAACAATATTATGCAAAAATTTATCCTAACGTGGATGAAGAGTTAATTAATGAAATATCTTCTATGTACAACAAGGTCCATAAAAGAAAACGTTATCTCGCTGACCAATTTCCACATCTCAAACTGGATGAAATTGATTTGTTAAATGAATTAGTAACTGATGATGATATCAAAATCTACAAGAAAGAAAACGGAGACGACTAAACACGTTTGTGAGTTTTGTGAAAATGAGTTTGTAAGAGAAACAAGCCTAGCAAAACACATATGCGAACGTAAGCGCAGGTATCAAGATAAAGATAAGCCTGCGAACCGTATTGGCTTTCAAGCCTTTTTACAATTTTATAAACGTAGTGTTAGTAGTAAAAAGACTAAAACCTATGATGATTTTATACGTTCTGCCTATTACATAGCCTTTATAAAGTTTGGTAGTTACTGTGTAGATGCTAATGTATTAAATGTTTCACGTTTTGTAGACTACTTGCTAAAAGAAAAAGTGAGTATAGATACTTGGGCTAAGGACAAACATTATACAGATTTTATTATAGATTACTGTAAAAGTGAAGATCCGCTTGATGCGATAGCACGTAGTATAGAAACTACTATTGAATTGGCTAAACAAGACCAAATACAAACAAAAGATATTTTTCGATATGGCAATAAAAACAAAATTTGTTTCGAACTTACCAAAGGAAAAATTAGTCCTTGGATGATATATCATAGTAATAGCGGATTACAATTTATTGAATCTTTAGATGTAACGCAACAGAAAATGATCTTTCAATACATACATCCTGAACAGTGGGCAATTAAATTTAAAAGGTGTAATAACATCATACCTGAAGTCAAGGAGTTATTGAATGCCGGTGGTTATTGATAAAGGTAAATACTTAGTACGCATTCACTGGAATGAATACAATCAAAACTGGAATGATATTTGTGCTACTGCTATAGAATACTTTGGTTTGCCTGGAGATAAGTTTACTACTAGTATATGTAAGGAAAGTATGGATTTTTATTTTGCTGATGAAACAGATGCTATTTGGTTTAGTTTGAGGGTAGAGTGATGAGAAATTTAAAAGAACTATTAGTTGAACGAGAAGGATACATTATACTTCCAAGTTTTATTCCTAGAAAACTTATTGCAGATTTTAAAAATAGACTTAAAGATTTATATCCTGTACGTGCTAGCAGTAGTAAAAAAGTATATGCTGAACGCGATGATATCAAAAACTTAGAGGATATAAGTGTATGGTGGAGTCAGTTGGTTACTGATTTTCCTGAAACGAAGGCTATACAAAAACTTATTGAGCCTGTGATATCACATTCTTTACCAAACATGCATTTATATGGTAGTGATGTTGTTACAATTTCTAAACACAGTAAATGGATTAGTCCACACGTTGATACACCGCATAGATTTAATAAATGGAATTTCGATACAAGATTACTAGGCATACAATGCATTGTAAGTATTGATAATCATACTAAGGATAATGCTGCTACAGGGTTAGTACCATTTAGTCAGAAAAGAAATTTTGAAATTGATAAGTGTTATACAGGTTCGTATGATCGATGGTTTATTGAAAACATGATACAACCAAACATGCCTACTGGATCTGTGCTTATGTATAATTGTAGATTACTACATAGCAGCATGCCTAACAATTTAGAAATAGAAAGACCTGCACTTTTGTTTAACTTTCTTGATAAAACTATTGCTGATGAAGTATCTGCTATAGATAATATTTGGACTAGCAATGGTAAACGTCCCTAAAGATTTTCAAGACTATGATGACGATGACGCTGATATTGAGAAGCGTAAATCGCGTTGGAAATATTGGACTAACCTTAGAAATCTTAAATTGGAATTTATAGAAGAAACAGGTAGCAGAGATAACAGAGAATATATGGAATGGTTAGTAAACAAATATGGGTTTAAACCTACTGAAACATATGAAGGCATGATGACGGACGATTATAAAGTAGTTGACGAGAAGAAGTTTTTAGTGTATATTCTTAAATATGGCAAATGATTTAATGATAGATTTGGAAACACTGGACACAAGTCCATATTGTGTTATCCTTACTATTGGCGTTGTACGATTCGATCCATACGGTCAAGGTGTTGCTGAACGTTGGACATTTAAACCAACTATTGAAGATCAAACAGAGATATATAATCGTATCATATGCGACAATACAATTAAGTGGTGGAGTCAACAAAATCCTGAGGCATTAGATGAAGCATTTAATGAAGATGGACGCATATGTTTTAAAGACTGTATGGAAGAAGTATATAAGATAGGATGGAATCGTCTAAAGAAGAACCTGTGGCTTTAAAACCAAAAGAAAGTCTAATTGAAAAGACACCTGAGTTGGACGGTCCGCCTATTAC